ACAGACTCTAGAAATGATAATACTACTTTAACTTGATCATTTAGTGTACGATTTTTGGACTGATATAACCATTTATCAAACATTTTCTTATGATTCCACTTAAAGCTAATCTGATCAAATCTACGTTTTAAGAAATCAATATCTTGGTCTGAATCACATTCAAACTTTGTTGACCTAATGTTAGGTAGAACTTTATCTGATTGTAATCCACATTCCTTAATATAATTATCTATGTAAACTAGATTTGGATGATCTTTAAAATATGCACGAGTATCATCACCATAAACCTCAACACTCATGTAATCAGCATAATTATCTCCATAGATTTTATAACCAATTACACACCAATACATTAAGTTAACATAGCAATTTATTAGTGAACCAGCCGGGTGACCGGATGGTTGACTTCTATTAAGTTCTGCAACGATACCAGGAGGTATAATCACATACTTAGTTACTACGGACATAATGAATGTAGTTACCATGTTGTTATTTATTTTAGAGTCTGGAATAGCATTACATAATAATGCAGCACCAAGCTCTAAGAAATGAGTATCGATATTTGAATCATAGTAAGACCAATCAGCTTCAAGAACGTAATCATAGTCTAATGATTTATCAATTAATTTATATGACTTGCTTGCGTTAAACTCACCATATAAATTAAAAGTCTTATCCCAGTCACCACGTGCTAATACATAAGTAAATTTTTGTGCCATCCACATTAATAAATAGGTTATTGGTGACTCACAAGTCATAACGACTCTAGTACCAACTTCCTTTTCATTATTATTATGCATATCAAATTTAATATCCTTTTCCCTGCCAAGTATCTTCCACAAATAAAGATTCTTAATCGGTTTATCGTATATTTTTCTCCATAACTTATATGCTGTGTACCTAGAAAGTTCATCACCAAGTGATTTGTTCTTACCAAATATTTTAGCAGAATAATGTCCTGGATACGAATCAGGATTAATTCTAACATAATCGAATAATTCACTACCACTAGTAAAGGTACACTCTGGGGCAACAAACCATTTAAAATTTGATTTCTTAATAATACTAAGAAGTTTGTCCCTATTAAGGAATTCTTCAGTAGTATTATCTTTAAAATACTCTTTTAAATGAGCTGTGCAAGTGTCATAACCAGCAGAATATACAACACGTGGTTCATTAATCGATGCAATCAATTGTTTAAAACAAGTTTTAGTAACTTCAGACTTAATATTATAGAATTCATCAGAAATAAATTCATTAATATAATTCTTTGCTTTAACAATTTGTGATCTAGAAGCTCCAACAAAGTCTGGAGTATAGCCTACAATTCTATTAGTAC